ATCGTCTCTCCCACAACTATTCTTGAGCTTGGTTTCTTCTCCAATGTCAATATGAAATTGTAATAATCTTGATCTGTCATTCCTTCAAGGAGATAGTTCCTTTTTTTGAAAGTCAATGGACTCAACTGAGTGCTGAGGACAGGATTTATCTCTGGTATTCCAAAAAGTTCATATGGTAAACTGAACATCTTAGTTCCCAATGATCTGTAGAGAAGTATTCCCTGATACTGTAAGAGGTACAGATGAGTGTTCAACAATTGAACCCAAGTTGCTCCAAGTATACTCCCTTCTTTCCTAAGGTACTCTGATCCCTGAGACACACATCTCTCAGCAGCTGAGACGCAATCAGATGAATGAGAGAAATCTATGTAACTGACTCTGCTCTTTACATCAGGATTGAAATATCCATTGTATGTTCTGAATATAGAATTGAATTCGCAAATGAATTTAGAATAAGAACTTTTGTAATTGTTTCTTTTAATTCCTGACAATCCATTTATCTTATTTGTTATGAAAAAATCTAGGTTAAAAGCCTTGAAAGGTTTTATGTCTCCAAATTCAACACACCTGCACACATCATCAGAAGTGTCGTAACTGTGAATGCTCAAAAATGCAGGCTTTTCTTCAAATTTTATCCTCAAAAGAACACTCTCTATCAACCTAAGGTTATCTGCTGCCAATATACTGGAAGTATTTCCGTAAACACCTTGAAACATTCCTTCAGGTGACTCTAAATAACACATATCACTATTTCCCATCTCTGGTATCATGTTGGAAGATCTCACTCTAGCTCTATAATTTAATGACTTCTTCAACCCCTCATCACCTATCATTGGAGCAAGAGCTAGCAGAACTGGCAGTTTTATAATCTTATTGCTAAAAAGCTCAAATTGTCTTCTGAGCAAGCTTCTAAGGAAAGGATTCTTTATTCTAGAAGCCAAGACAAAGTATAGAACATAAGAAAGTTGACTTGGACCCCATTTACTGCAATCTGCATTGTCAAAATAAAAGTTTTCTTTTCTTCTAAATTCTTCGAATGAATCTGTCACTTTTTCATCTTTAAATTTTTCTTCTATAACATTTGTGAAATCACCTCTTTTGTGTTCTGACCTTCTTTGAATTCTAGCCAGACTCTCTCCAAAGTAAGCAGATATTCTCATTGGAGAGTTCAAGACAGCTATTTCTCTTGGACCTATGTCTCCCTTTTTAACACATCTAGCTACAAATCTATATTCATTCTTAGTATTATGCAGAAGAACTGGAATCAAACTCATGCTCGATCTTTTGACTGTCTCTAGATCATACGAGTCATCTAAAGGGCTGTCCTTTTGAAAAGAGGTCAAATTTGACAACGTTGTTATATAGCACTTACTTGATTGAGTCACAGTCTTTTTCACCTTCCCTTCAAAAAGTTCCTCTATCTTGCTTACACCATCCCCAGTGAAAGAAGTCGATCCTCTACTATTCATGACATCAGACATTGATATTCTAAAAATCTCTGAATCAAAATCGTAAATTTCTGAGATACATTCTGAGAAACTGGATTTATCTGAGATTCTGAAGGTGCTATTCAAAATTGAGAGACAAACTGACACAATATTTGGATTGAATTCTTTATAGTCTGAATCCACGTCTATTCTCTCTAACTGACTCCTCAGATCAAAATCTACATTTGATGCTGATTGTGGAAGATCTCTATCTCTGACTAAATAGGATAATCTTGACTT